CGTTCGCAGAATATTCGATCCCGCTGATGAAATGAGGATCGTAAATGGCTATTCCAGACGGGAAATTGGTGGTGTCACACCAAATGTCCGCTTGATTACCAGTGGCATCGCCCCCGTTGTTCGACTCAAAGTATGGTGCGTAGTGCTTGGCAAATGTGCCGGATACGTTGTAAACCTGGCCTGAGTTCCAGTTTCCCTCCCAAGCACAGTTAAATGTGTTTCTAATATTCTTCGAGCCAATCAAGTTGTATTGAAAATGGCAGTTGAAGAATCCTTCTACGTTCCCGCCGTCTATGGAATTTACCCCGCATCCATTCCACATGAAGACAGATGTATCGGCGGAACCGTAATAGGAGCCAGTGTCTAGCCGCAGGCCATCGGTATCAAATCCAGCAATACGGACGTTAGAGAGTTTCCAGCGTAGGCGATTCTTGATTGATAAGCCCACGAAATTCCCAAGTGCTGCGCCGCCCTGACTTGCATTAGCAATAACCTCGGCATATGTGCCGCCGCTGAGATACAGGTTTTCCATTTTGAACAGCGAGAAATCTGCACTCGCCATTTCGCAGTTGATGGCCTTTGACGTGCCATCTCTCAGCGTCGATCTAAGCTCCGTGCCAGCAATGGCTCCTGTGGCTTGATCGGGTATTCCTTGGCCCCGCAAGATGATCGGTTTCTTGAGTGGTACGGTGAACGAATTAAACTCAATTACCCCGGACGGCAGTTCAATAACGCCACCGTTGGTAAGAGCCGCCGCCGCGTCTGTCAGTGCTGTAGAGTTAGCCGCCGCTGTCGCGCTTGAGCTTCCGCCGTATTGCACCAACTTAACGATATCGCGCAATTCGTCCTCTACCGTCCTCGGAATGGCCCCACTACCGGACTGCAGGAAGGATATGATTGCCGCACTGATTGTCGGCTCGCCCCCGGATGGCGCTAGAACCCCGATATATTTCCCAAGGTTGAGCGCATCGCACAGCTCGTCCATCCCCATGCCGGGGTCGTACTGCGTGCGCTGATCGCGGTAGGGGTTAGCGGCAGTGACCATTGCTAGGGCTCTCTTAAATCGCGACCAGATCGCTTTTAGGTGAATAGCCCGATAGCTAGCACCGTTGATCCAGCGCCGGTTGTCACGCTCCAGGCACCTGTGCGGCTCGCAATGCCAAGCTCGACCACGTAGACACCAATACCGCCGCCAGGGGAGTTCGGCATGATGAGCGTCGCCGTATCAGCGCCGTCCTGAATCGATACCGTCCCTGATGCTGCCGTCGCCACGCTGATGACGAGCCGCTGCAGCAAGTCGCCGATAGCCCCAGTGGTACCCAGCACCAGATCGGTCTGCGATGCCGGGACCGCCTGATAATCAAGCGGCGACTGCTTCACAAAACCGCCCATCGCCCCGCCCGTCTTCTGATTCGCGTTGCTCATTGCCGTTCTCCTTGCGCTGTCTGCGCTGTCTGCGCTGCTTGTGCTTCTTGTTCAGATTTCCTCATTGCCATTTCGTCGTCATGCACATCCGCCGCTGCGCTCGCCGTATGCGCCGCAACAGCCTCAGCGTGCTTCTGCGCGCGCATCGCGCACTGCGCATCCATGCGCTTCGTCTCGGCCTCGTAAGCGCGTATATCCAATTCACGATTCTTCGCAGCTTCCTCAGCCTGCTGCGCCATGCGCTTTGTCTGCGCGTCCTCGATCTTCGCCATCGACCCAGCTTCGTCAGCCTTCGTCAGCCGCTCGTTCAACTCCTGAATCTGCGCGCCCATCTGCGTGAGCATCTGCCCCGCAGCGTCCACCGGCAGCGGCCCCTCCGGCGTCTGCACCATCGGCGGCGCATCATCGTCCGGTTCATCCGCCAACCCCGGAGGCAGCATCTTCCTCAGCCGCTCCGCGATCTTGTCCGCCCCCGGCACATCCAGCATCTCGAAATACAGGTCGCCCATCTTCGCCATCAGGTCAGGCTGGCCCTGCAGCACTTGGGCCATCAGGTCCGCAGCCTCCTGGCGCTTCGAGGCATACCCCGGCCCCACGCTCACCGTCACGTCGTAGCGCCCGATATCGAGTCGGTATATCTTGTCGATGCCGCCGCGCTCGTTCGGCTGCTCAGTCACCGCCTGTTCCTGCGTCGGGTCGATGACGGCCTTATCCGCTTCGCCATCCTCGCCCATGATTCGAGCAACGCGCTTCGTGTCATAAATCTTCGGGATCAGATCGATCAGAATCCGCCCGAGCTGCTTGACGCCGCGCGCCTGGTTGTCGATGTAGTGGAACGTCCCGGTGTCGCTCTTACGCTGCTCACGTTGCAGCGCAATCCCCGACTTCGACTGCGGGTTATTGCCAAGCGACGGGTCGTACTGCCCGGTAGCAGATTTGATATCGTCCGCAGCCCCGAGCGCGGCATTAACGATCCCGACCGGCGGCATCGGCGGTAGTTGCCGCTCCGGCCTGTCGATCCTCTCCCCGCCCTCGTTGAACTGGTTGTACTTCAGAAACGCGAGATTCTTTGTGTTCGCGTCCTTCCAGTCATCCTCAAATCCATCAAATGCCTCGGCAGGCCCCACGAACGGTGCCTTGGGAGCAAGCGCCAGCGTCTCCGTCTCCGTGGACTTCCAATAGTTGAACATGCGCTGCGCGTCCTTCGCGTTGCGCACGATCCCCGCCGTAATCATCTTCCCGTCGATGTACCACTCGTTCCCGATGATCCGCACGATGGGGATAAATTTCCCAGCCCAGTCGTTCTCCTCGATGCGAGCGAGGCCGTTCATCTTGCACCACTTCACCTTGCGGATATCTGTGCGCCTCTCGTTCACTGGAACTATGCCGAGCTTCGCTAGCTCGTCATACAGCCCCTCGTGCATGTCCTCCTTCAGCGTCTTCGATCCATCCGGCCACTCGCACAGCGTCTTCTCGCCATGCTCGACATAGAAATACTCGGCAATCCTCACCGTGTCATTGTCTGGAAACCACGCCTTCCACTCATCACCTTGGCCCACTAGCTCCCAATTCACCAGATCAGCCTTCGGGTACAGTCGTGTGAAATCGTCCTTGGTCATGTCCTCGACCACGAAGCCCCACTCGCAGTAGCGTCCTGTCGGGTCTTTCAGCAGCCCGACCGGATCGAGGTACACGCTAAACGAGTTCTTCATCCCCAGTATCGAGATGTCCTGCTCAAAACTCATCTCATCGCAGTAATCCGTGAGCACGCGCAGGTATCCCTCGCCGTGCTGTACTTGGGTTTCCCCAGCCGTCGAATACTGCGCATCAGCATCGCTCATGTACTCGACGTGGCGAACGATGCCGCCCAGAACCTCCGCAACCTCCTTATCGCCTTTGTCATCGACCGGCAGCACCTTTATGACAGGCCTGTTCTGGCGTTGCTCGTTCGTGATCTGGTTGATGTGCTGCGGGAGCTTGTTGATCGTCAGCACCGGTCGCGGGCCGTTCGGATCGCCTTCGCGTGACCGTATCAGCGGCTCCGGCCACTGGTACTTGTTGTCCGGTGAGCCTGCTGCGAATCGCAGATCGTCGTTCTGGTAGACGCGGTTGATGGACGTGGACTCGATGGCGACGTTCAGGCGCTTACGGGCAGTCGCCATGAAATCGCGCTCGGCCTTGCCCAAGCGCGTGCCGGGGCGCTTCGGATCGCGCGAGCCCTGTGTGTCCTGCCTATCTACAGCGTCAACGGCCACTTCTCGGCTCCTCGGCGACCGGCTCAGTCTCTATCGGCGTCCTCAGTATCTCCAGCGCCTTGGCCTCGCGCTGCGGAACCCTGAGACGCGCCTCTATCTGCGCGCGCTTGGCGTCCCTGAACTGCTGCCGGTGCCCATCTCGAAGTCCGGTCAGTGTCTCGCGCAGCGGTAGCCCGGCAGCCTTGATGCACTCGCGTAGACCCTTGCCTGCGGCGACCAGTGATGCCAACTCGTCAGCGAGTTCCTGGTTCATGCGCTCAACTGCCCATCCATCCATGCGCGATGTGCTGCCTCACCGTCTCGCGCTTAACCACCGGGCGCTCGCGCTTGGCCTTCCTCACGCCCTCGCAGGCATAGCGCAGCGCGTCGATCACGTTGTTCTTCTTGTCCTGCAGCACCGGCAGAACTTTGCCGGTCAGCGGATCGGTCTTGTACGAGTACATCGTCAGCTCGTCTATCGTATGCACGCAGCGCGGATGAACCACGATCTCAAAGCTTTGCAGGAAGTTGACACCCTCCTCGATGCTACCCGGCCCCTTGATCGCGGCGTTCATGCGCGGGTAGCCGTGTTTCTGCATGTAGCTGATCGTCTCGGGCCGCGCTGAATCTGCGGTGACGAACCACTTACGCGACTCAGGCACTCGGTCGAATAGATCTGGCAGGTTCACGATCTCGCAGCCGATCATGTACGCCTCGTAGTCCACGTACAGCCGGTTGCCCTCGATACTCGCGCGCACCAGCACGCTTGGGTCGATGGCATAGCCCCAGTCGGCACCCTGGCGATGGATCGTGCCCGCAGGCCGCTCGAATTCCTCTACCTTCCAGTTCTTGAATACGCGCGTCTCGCTGCGACGCTGATATCCGCCAAGCCAGATGTGCTGATACTTCTCCGGGTCACGCTCGCGGTCGTACTCCATCTCGCGGCGTAGCTCCGTGGGAAACCACGGATTGTCCATGTAGTTCGCTGTGACAACGACGCTACCAGGTGGCGGCTTCTCTGCGAGGAGCAGCGCGTCTACAGGGTCCGTAGGCTGATCCGGGTTCCACGAGAACCACAACTCGGAGCCCGACTTGCGGATCGTCGGGCGCAGCAGATCGAGCGAACGCTGCGATAGCTTTTGCCCTTCCTCGCAGTACGCGCGGTCGAATGCTTCAAGCGATTTGATCGAGTCGGCCGTGTGATTGGCCATGCCTTCAAAGATTGTGAGGCCGCCGACGTGCGATGTTATTTTCTTGTCCTGCACCTGGAAGTACGCGCCCGCGTTGAAGTGCTCGATCTTCGATTCGAGCAGCTTCTTGACGGAGAACTGCAACGATTTCTGGTGCTCGCGCACGCAGACGAAATCAAGACGGTCGCGGATGGATTCATCGAGCCAAAGCTCGGCGAAGAAATGCGATTTTCCGCTACCGCGTCCGCCATGCGCGCCCTTGTAGCGCGATGGAGTTAGCAACGGTACGAATACCTCGGCAACCGGGATGCGTAACTCAGAAGACGCTGAATCGTTGAGCTGCGCGCTCAAGGCTTGCTCTCTACGTGGCCGCTGGGCGGCACAACCTCGCGCACGATCTTCGTCACGAATGCACCGCCATCAGGCCCGCTCGCCTCGATCTGCTGCTTCGGCTTGCCGTCTAGCGTGTCGCGCAGGTCCGCGAGGCCCGCAATGCTCGGCCCACTCTTGCCGTGCGGGATCGTCATCTGCTCGATAGTGTCTAGGTAGATTTCAGCGAGCCGG